TCCTTTGATTGTACGAGAATTATCATCGCATGCGGCTACTGCTGAATAATTACCCCATGATGCTGTTGAGTATGTCCACTGACAGCTTGTAGTTGAATCCCACTTAACACTCCCATAGAACTGAGCTGTTCCAATATCAAATGTGTCTGGCTCCGCCGCTCCTGCGAAAGTTTCATCTACATAAACGTCATCTGTGATTGAAGTATTACACTCAACACGATATCCGTATGAAGTTGTTCCCATGGTTCCGTTGATTATGTATTGTTTCCATTCGTCCTCTGAAGAAATCGCAACAGTCTGTGACTCAGCACCGTCTACCATTTCAACAAAGTGACAATCTGACGCACTTGTTTTAATCCAAGCTGATACTGTTCCAGCAACATTTGAATACTGCGCACTGGTTGATTCAGTCCAGGTGTAGTTACCCGATACAGCAGAGAAAGCCATCTTTAGAGATGCCTCATTGTTTGGAGTTGTAAGGTAATCAGTTGTATCCTGTGAAGCCGTGCAGCCTGTGCAAGATCCATTTGCTACACCCTTTTCAAAGCTAGGGTCATCCAATAGATTCAAACGTGAGCCACCTGCCCCACCTCCTACTGATCCCCATTGAGTGCCATCATATATCTCTGCTTCAGTGTTGTCTGTGTTCCATCTGAATTGACCAGTGTTAGGTGATACAGGTCTATCGCCCGTTGCACCACTTGGGATTGTTACACCTTCATTACCTGGTAAAATTGGATTATCTGCTAGGCCTATAATGTCTGATGAGAAATCAATCTCATTAGCTGTGCCACTTACAGGATCTTGTTTGCTATTGATCTGAGTCTGAACAGATGAGCTGACTCCGCTAAGATAACCCAGTTCTGTAGGTGTGACTGATGAGCTTACCAGGTCTTTACTAGCATCTAAGTAAGGCACTGTTGACGCTGTGCCAGAACTAAACCTGGTAGTATCTTCCATTGTGATCTGGGATTCTGTATTGACTCCAATTCTATCAATTTTCTGTTTTGTAAATGCTGAACCTATGCCCCAGACCGTTACAGGCACTAGAGCAAAAATCAAAAGCCTTTTCATATTAGCGTTCATTAAAAGTTCCTATATTGTTCAATGTATCTATTATCTGTTGCATCATATCTAAGCGTTATTGTATCCCACTTCCCAAGGGTGGCATTACCGTTTAATATGCATCCCCCTGCTGTGTCAGAAAAGACAAGAGTCAGTGTGTTTGTATTGTCTCTGCCTTCTATCCTGTAGATACCACCATCAATAGGTGTACCACTAAATGGTGCAGTTGCTGCTGTTTGCGCTCCCCCATCACCTTGCACTTTAAGAACCTGATCTGCCCCAGTGCCCAGTGCAATTTGTCCAGATGCTGCAATGTCTTGAGTTGCAACAATCTCAACTGTACTTATAACTGATGGGCTGGTGTTGGAAGTGAACCCATCTGAAAAATCTAACAATCTCATAAAAAAGACTCCGGTCGTCTATATTCAAAAAGCTGATAACTAAATGGGTTCTCTGAATAATTTAATGGGGTGCCGTTTATATCGTTAAAGATGTTTTCAAACTCTTTAATCCATCCAATGTAAGATGAGGAGGAGTAGGAATAGCCAGATGATGAAAGCTCTAATGTGTATGCACCGCTGTTAAGTTTTACAGGAACATCAAACGTAACATTCTTCCAAAGGTAAGCAAAATTATCTGATGTTCCAAGGTCTGCTTTAATGTCTGCACTTGTAAATGACTTGCTTGCCAGTGTGGTAGCCCCTGACTTGATTGATAGTGTAAAAGTACCAGATGGGGCATTTTCCATGTAGATCAAAGGTCTTACTGCTGCAAGGTTGTATCTTCTAAACTTGTTAAGATTGATTGTCTGGGTCAATGTAGTTTTTAATTCATCTATCACTAGAGTTGTCACTTTTGCTCCCTCATATTTAAGGTAACATCATAAAGAGCAAAAGTGCTCGGATTAGAAACTGATGGCATTGCTGTGAGCTTATAGAGGCCGTTAAATCTATCCTCATTACTTATAATGGTATCAGTATCATCCCCAACTTTTACATAAAAGGGTTTTACTGTCCGTCTATTGTCATAGACTTCAAATATCTTATCCAATTCTGTTGTGTTCATTACTTTAAAAGAAAGATTCATTAGCTCTTTTCTTTGAGCAATGCTGTCTATAAACTCTTGACCATATCTGCTAGTGGCTTGCTTTTTTAGATCATTGTTCTTATAACTCCATCCATAAGAAACACCATTTGTGCTGACACTGGAAGCCTTGCCGATAAAGACATGTGAGATCTCACAATACCCGAGAGTTGAGGTTAAGACCAAACGCCAGAACCTATAAGATTGCTGAGAGGATAATGCTTTGATGCTGACACCAAATTCAGTATCTAAAGTCATTGAAGTAGAAAAAGCAGGGCTTGTCCAGGTATCAGTTCCATTGGCCTCAATGGTCACGGTTGATACACCAAAACCATCTTGCCAATTATCACAGATTGCAACGTGATCAACATCTTCAATAGAGCCAAGATCAAAAACAATATTATCTGAATTAGAAGTTGATCTATATACTTTAGTTCTAAAGTCATGCTTAATGTTGGATGCAGGAAACTGAGAGTTTTCTGAGCTTGCAGAAATAATAGATTGATCTACTAAATTGTTTGCTAAGAACTTAAAGCTCATTTTTAAAAACCTTTTTGCCGCCCACTAGGTAATGATCACCTTTCCATCTTGAAGAAAAATTCTTTTCCCCATAACTATGAATCTGACAGTACTCTCTTATTGACTTGTAAACCCTGCCGCTCTCGTCAATAAGGCTAATCATTCTTGCTTTTGCAGCTTTGGACTGTATCCATTTAGCTTTTGTTTTATTTCTCATTTTGTAACCAGACTTTCCACCATCTTGGTTATTGTAACCGTATGGATAAAAAGAATTAAGCTTCTCAATCCAAAACCTTTCAAGGTAATCAGCCCTTTCTTTTCTGCACTCTTCAAGCAACTCTATTGAGAAGTTATCAGACCCGTAGCTCTCAATCTCTTTTCCAATGTGTGCTTTCTTGTTTGATTTATGATGCCAAAACCTGTTTCTAAGACCGTTGACAGTCTGGCCTATATAAATCTTTTTATTAATATTGTTTGTTAGTTTATATATTTTCAAACTGCAAATCCTTCTTCTCTTGAATCCCTAACTGCCCTTGCTATTTCTATCCCATCGACTTGAACGACAACGGGCTGTGTGCTTATTGCACTGATAAGCCTATCCATTTTTGCATCATCTCCACTAAATGCACCACTCTTAAGGCCTGTAAGAATTTCTTTTTGGTCATTAGCATTGAGCACCATTTCTCCAGTTCTCACTGTAGCGACAGAATTATCCATGCCCGTTGATGCTCCAGACACACCTCCAATAACCCCAGAGTTTGCAAATGCCCCAGATATTTTAGCAACATTGGCTAAACCAAGTGCAACAGTTGATGCTGCTAATCCTATACCTGCAACAGGCCCCAAACCCAGAGGGGGAGGTGCTATTGCAGCAGTTGCTGATTGATATGTATTCATTATCGCCTGGGCTATTGCTAGAGCTTTTGCCTCTGCTGTTCCTTGTTTTACAAGCATTTGTCCTGCAGAGAGAAAGTTTTTTGCTGTTTGAAAATTAGCCTGTCTTAGTTTTCTTTCCTGCTCAACTTCTTTTCTAACTATGTCTATTTTCTGCTTTGAAGTTGCATTTGTTATATCTAAATCATACTTAGCATTGATTCTTTTTAGCTCTTGGTTTCTCTTTTCAGAATCAGCTATCAGTGAAGCCTTCTCAAGTTCAGATTGAGCAATAATGTCTATCTTCATTAGCTCAATATTTCTTAAGGCCTCTAGGTCTTGTTCTGTTGCTATTCCTTGAGCCTCTTTCTTTCTTAGTTCTGCCTCTTCTTCTGCCAATGCTGTTTGCTCTTTTAAGAGCTTGAGCTCTGCTTGCAGTTGTTGTTCAGCTACATATCTGGGGTCGGTTTTAGGATCTTTTGCAGGGGCATCCCCTTTTGCTGCTTGGGCCGCTGCTTCTTCTTCTGCCTGGGCTTTTTGAATCATCCTTTGCTTTTCTTGATCCAATGCAAGTTTGTTGAGCTCCATTCTAAACATTTGGAGGTCTTTAGTTTTTGCATTGATCTGGAACTCTTTAAAGAATCCCCCAGACTCTTGTAGTCTCTTAATCTCTGCCTCTGTCTCACTTACTTTTTTTGATAATTCAGCATAGCGTGAAGTCGTTTCGTCAATCTGCTTTTCGTTTGATTTTGTGCCTATGATTTCGTTTAGAGCACCTACTGCACTTGCAACAGAATCAATGGCCGACAAAACAGCAGGATTCTTTGTAACAAACATTCCTACGTTTTCTAGAAGATCGCCCCATGAGTTAGAAAGCTGCTCTACTCTACCAGAATAAGTTGCTGTTGCCGCTTGAGCTTGTCCTGCAAACTTTCCTGCAATTAAATCAATAGCTGCACCTGCCTGGAGTTGTTCTTTTGTTAAAAGTCCAAGCTCACTAATGCTTTCTCCAAGCTCGCCCTTGAGTCCTCCAAGCGTTTTGGTTATGTTTCTAACAGCAGCATTAAAATCCATATTAAGTGCTGCACTCATATCTGTTGCAGCAGCCACAATCTTCTTGGCTTGCTCTGTTGTTGCGCCCATAGACTTTGCAAATGCAAGTTGCTCTATGATTGCTTCATCTCCAAACCTGGTAATCTTTTGAAGTTCTGATGCATAGTCTTGTAGGTCTTGACTTGCCGCCTCTGAAAAATCTCCAGATTGTCTAAGGGCGGCATTGAGAGAATTGATAGCGTCTTCTTGCCTTTGGGCCGCATCTACAACTTCTCCAAGGCTGGAAACAAGAAAAGAGATAGCTTTGCCAGCCACGTTTGCAACAATATTCCCTGCAAAGGTAGCAAGTGCCAAGTCCATCTTTCCAACTGATGCAGATGCTTTCTTTTCAGTTTTATCAAAACCTTGGGATAGTCTTGTTAAGGCCTTAAGTGCTGCCTTTTCTTCGACTGTAATATCAACGCTGACTTCGTTTGTTGCCATATTTTGCCAATGTCTCTTCTTTTTTGATCCTACTTTCTTCTTTTAAATTATGAATCAAATTAAACGCTTCGACAATTTTAGCA